TTACCCAACCATTGAGCCAAAAATTTTGATAGTACTCTTCACATCTTGTTCGCGTAACTCTTTAACTATGTGAGCGTAATAGCTGAGTGTTGTTTCAATGCCTTCATGTCCTAATCTTTCGGATACATAATAAATCGATACCTTCTTGTATAATAGCACACTTGCGTGTGTGTGTCTTAAACCGTGGATGCTGATAGGCTCGATTTTGCTTTTAGTTAATATACTTTTTAATTCTTTGTTGACTGCACCGTTACTGATTACCATGTATTTTGACTGAGGACTATAGAAAACTAATCCGTATGGTGTATCTGGCAACGTAGTGAACAGTTCCTTAAATATCTTCATGGTTTTTGCATCAATCTTAATTACTCTATTGGACTGTGGGTTCTTTGTCGGTCCGAACCCTGTATGCATCTTTTTGGTGTAGCCCCATGTCTTATTGATTCTTAGTTCATTCGTCTTAAAGTTAAAATCCTCTTTTGTGAGTCCGACTAATTCACCAAAACGAAGTCCAGATACTAACGCTAACAATATGAGATGTTTGGTTAATGTATTGAGGTTCTTGTTCAGTTCCCCTAATAAACGCTTGCTCTCAAAGTAGCTTAAGTGCTTTTCTTCAGGCTTCTTCGAAGCAGTACCACCAGTCAAAATAACCCCACGTGTAAAATCAACTCTGATGATTCCTTCATCGACAGCGTCTCTAATGCAAGCTCTTATGTGAGTGTTGAGTTTCCTTGTGGTGTCCTTAGCTCTAGTTTCGCCGTATCTGTTCAAAAAAGCCTGATACTGCCGTTTGGTGATGCTTTGAAGAGGAGTAGCAAGGAAATATTCTTGAAGTGTCTGTAATGTATTTAGGTAACGTTCATAGGTGTTGTTCACCACACCCTTCTTTTTGTATAGCTCTAGCCAATCCTTGAAATAGTCAGGGAAGGGTATTGGTTTTTGTTGAGGTACTAAGCCTTTTCTTAAATCTGCCTCAACTTCAGCAGCAGCTATTTGAGCTTCCTTTTTTGTCTTAAACCCGCTTTTTCGAATCGGTGAGTATTTACCATTTACCATCTGACTGACAGAGTACTGCCATGATTTCCCCACTTTCGTGAAGCTAGCCATTGTAATTCACTCCCTTCTACAGAACGTATGTTCGGTTATTATGTATGTTAAACAGCCTTTCGGCTGGAAAGCGTAAAGGTTTATTAAAGGTCAAATAATTCAATTACACCAAAGGGTGAAAAACAAACGGTATATTTTCCGACAGGAACATATAGACCATACTTCTCTTCATACCTCTTTATTGCTTCATCAAGGTATTCCTCAGTTACATTAAGGTACTCAGCCAATTCATACCTATTCCTCACGCCGTATTTGTGTGCGTTAATGAAAGATTCTAAAGGAATCAAATAGCCGTATCCCCATTCCCTACCGCGTAACTCTTGTTTTCGATTGCTAATGTCTTTTTGGTCAAGTATGTTCCCCGCGGATTTAAAATGATGACCTAACTCTTCGGCAAGTACACATGTCAATTCTGCCGTAGTGGAAATAGCTGCTTTATTAAGGGTAATGACACTATCTGTGTACAGTCCTTTTAACCTTAAGGATTTGAAATTGTGTTCCCTAATTTGAATACCACATAATTCCGCATCATCTAGGAGTTTGTCGAGCAAGTGACGATCCTCATTTCCGCTTAGTTTTTAAATACTTCGCATATTCCAGTATTTCCTGCATCTCTTCCTCGCTATAGTCTTCGCCTTCAAAATGGGCCGCGATTGTATTGGTTTCTTCATCCTTCTTTTCAATGCCCAATAGATGATCTAAGGAAACGTTGAACAACAGCGACAGATGACGTACGGTCTCCAAACGAGGGTCTCCTAAGCCATTTTCCCACTTTGAAATCATGCCTTTATTTATTGAAGATCCAAATCTAGAATTAAGTTTTTCAGCCAAATCATCTTGAGAAAGACCTTGTTGTATACGCAACTCTTTAATCACTTTACCTATTGAGTATGTCATTTTTAATCTCCCTTAATTTAGATATATCTAAACAGTATATTACACATGAGGTTTCAAAAACGCAACATTTATTTAGAAGAACGCTAAAAAAGTTATTGACTTTGAAACCACACAGGGTTATTCTTGAACCAAGGTTTCATATTCGAAACCAAGGGGGTGAGAATTTGAAACAGATTTTACGCCGACATACTCCATACACTAAGTTTAAGGCATTTTTAAACGAAACAGGTGTAAAACAGAATGAATTAGCAAAATTATTGAATAAATCAACATCTGCATTGAATCAAAATCTAAACGGAACAGGTGGTGATTTTTCAGTATCTGAATTAAGGATCATTTGCGCTACATTTGAGATAAGTGCAGATGAGTATTTTTTACGCCCTGAGGTTTCGAAAATGAAACATAAGGAAAAGTGAAAGGGAAGGTACGAACATGCAGAGTCTAAATGTTCAACTAACGATCCCCATTCCTGATGACATGGTGTTGATTCATAAGGTTGAGTATGAAGGTTTAAAAGCGAATGAGCTTACTGGCGTTTATTGGAACATGAAGGACTTAGAAGAACGAATCAACAGAAAAAGTGTTTGGATTAAAGAAAACATTCTATATCCCACTAAGTTTCGAGCTGTTCTTGACAGTGAGAATGGGGGATTTGTCTTTTACCCAAAGGCTCAGGGTCAAAACTGGGCTTTCCAAGCTACAAAGATGGCAGACTTTTTGGAAAAAAGGTTCAGTCAAATTTTTAGTTCGTGAGAAAGGGGGAAGCTTCATGGTAGAAAACGCTTTGAAGTTGGCTTTGGAAGCATTAAGTCGGGAGTTAAAAGGAAAGCCTATATCACCAGCAAGGGTACAAGCACTTGCAGAGGCAATAAAGGCTTTAAAGGAAATCAACTTTCTTTCACTGCATTGAGAATAATCTTATAGGCTTCGGCAACACAATCTGCAACAGTCGTAGCTTTGGGAAATTCATTGCGAGGTATCCAGTCATTTTCAATCATCTTAATAATGATTTCTTTAGCAATCTCTTTATCATTCAAATTTATAGCCTCCTTTCGAGAATATGATTATCGCACACTTTCATTTTATCTAGTGAAGGGGAAATGATCCAGACAATTACAAGAAAGGAAAATTAATATGAACAGAACTCAAATTGATGTTCTAGCAAACAAGTGGATGGAAAAGCAACGTAAATCGAATGTAGTAGTGCTATCAGGTCGGTTGGTAGTTGAAGCTGGCCAAGTATCATTACAGCTCGACGATGGCGAGCTGGTTGAGCTAAACACGAATGATTGTATTGAGGTTTTAAACGGTGAGCGATTCGAACCAGCTCCGTTATCACGGATTCTCGAAAAGACGGATTCGGCTGGTTGGTCACTGTATGCAGGGCTCTGTGCATCTGTAATACGCCGTAGCAGACACCCTACAGCGAATGAGTTGCTTAATACACAAAAGGAGCTAAATCAAATGTTGAGTGACGGAGCTAAGAAGCGTATTCAAAGAGCTATTGCGGAACGTGTTTATGCTATTGCTAGAGAAGGGCAGGACAAAGAACCATATTTCCAGCAGCTACATAGGGCAGTCAGGGAAAAATGGAATGTGGAATCTTATCATCAGATTGACCAAGCAAGTGTTCTAGAAGTAATCAATTATATTGGGTCTTGGAGACCAGAGGAGGGCGCAAGTATGGCTAGACCGTGGATGCAGGAGCTTATGTGGGTGAAACGCAATGAACAGGGTGTGATTATTGGATATAGTGAGACATTGCCCGAAGGCGTGGATTTCATTCCAACGGTTCCCCGCAACAAAAAGAAAGAACCCTCTGCAAAGGGTTCAGGTTCAAAGCAAAAATAAGTTATTGCTATTGTACACAATGTTAATTCTTTTATCAAGCAATAGGCAAGGAGTTGGCGACGGATGAAGACTGGATATGTTGGGATCGCCAATAAGATATGGGACGAGGTCATCCGTCGCAATTTTACCAAGCGTCAAAAGGATATATTGCTGTTCTTATGGCGCTTGTCTTACGGATGTCAACAAGATGTGGCGATTGTCTCCAAGCAAAAGTATTTTGCCATCTGTGGCGTGGGTGAGGGGCATATAGGGAAGGAATTGAAGATTCTTACCGAGTGCAAGGTAATCTCACGTAATGGCAGCGAGTACCGATTCAACGAAGATTGTCATTTATGGCAAGTCTCACCCGTTAGGGGATGGGATGAAGAAATATTCAAGACGATCCTTCATGACAACATAGAATCATCCAAAAGGCGAAAACTTACTGATTCGGTAAGCTCAGCTAATGAAGAAACTTACCAAAACGGTAAGTACTCAAAAGCTTCTAACTTACCAAAACAGGAAGTTAAACAAGCGAATAAAGTTACTGAAATGGTAAGTTGTCAGACTGGTGAATCCGAAGTAGAGACTTACCAAAACAGTGAGATTTCAAGTGAAGAAAAGTTACCGATTCGGGAAGTTGTTGAAAATACCAATCTTACCGATTCGGTAAGTTCAACAAGTGACGATTTTGAAGAAACTTACCGAAAAGGGAAGTCAAAACTTACTGAAAAGGTAAGTCCGACCCCCAAAAAAGCCAGTCGTGGCGCGGCTTCCGAGCGCTCTAAATACAGTATTAAAGACAGTAAAGATAAATACATTGTCGAGATAGTCAACCATCTCAACGATAAAGCAGGCAAAAACTTTAGTCCGAAGACGAAGAACACAATCAAGTTAATTAGCGCTAGGTTGGGCGAGGGAAGAACGTTAGAAGACTTTAAATATGTGGTTGATGTGAAAGTTGCAGAGTGGAAGGGTACTGACCGTGAAAAGTATCTTCGTCCTGAAACGTTATTCACGGAAACACATTTTGAAGCCTACCGAAATCAGCCATCTCCAACAAGCAAGGTTTTAACGAAGGGCGGCGGCAGCCGTTCACAGAACAACAAGGCTCGTCTTCAACAACGAATGGGGGAGATTGAACGTGAGTCCCAAACAGGTGATGCATTTGCTTTCGCTAGTATCAACGGCTTACCAGACGGTAGAAATAACTGATGAGTATATCGCGTTGTGGGAAACGATGTTGAAGGATGTTGATTACAGCATTGCAGCCCATAACCTTCACCGCCACATGTTAACGAGCAAGTATCCGCCAACAATCGCGGAGATTGTAGAAGATCGGGGGCAGATGCTTGCAAATCGTAGAATGCAGGAGACAAAGCAACGTATTGAGCTGCTAGACACTTGGAACGCTCAAGCTTACCTTCCAGAAGGCAGGGATCAGCATGCACAGTGAATTTTATAACCTTGATGCTGAAACATCCGTTTTAGGCAGCATCTTGCTAAAACCTGATTACATGGATCATACCAAGCTCCATGCAAATGACTTTTATTACGCTTCGCACAAAGTCATTTTTGAAGGAATGGCACGGCTGCATGAAGAAGGAACGCCCATTGACTTTGTTACATTATCGCAAGAGCTTGGTGACTCTTTAGTAGAGGTCGGCGGCGTTTCGTATGTATCCAAGCTTGCGGAAAGCGTTCCTTCCGTATCTAACTTCAAACATTATGAAGAGATCATAAAGGACTTGAGTTTGAAACGAAAGATGCTCGAAACACTACAAGCTAAATTTCGTGAGGGTCGATATAGCGAAGACAATGAACAGTTTATCAGTTCTGTGTTGGATAGTGTTCAGAGTCTCGCGGATGAGACGAAGCCAGAACGAACATTCAGGCCGATGTCTGACGTGCTGGTTGATCACGAAGATAAATTAGCCGAGCGTCAAAAAATGAAGGGTCTTACGGGTGTAAAGACTGCAAGTACAGTGATGGACAAATTAACAGGCGGGTATCAAAAGCAAGATTTAATTATTGTTGCAGCTCGTCCTTCGGTAGGTAAAACGGCTTATATGCTTAATGACGCAATCGCTGCCGCAAAATCAGGGACGGTCGATGCTGTAGGAATCATAAGTCTAGAAATGCCGGATGTGCCAGTTTCAGAGCGTGTCATTTCTGCTGTAGGGCATATTGATAGCTTCAAGATTCGAACAGGGAACCTCAACGACCAAGATTGGGGAAAGTACACAATGGCTCGTCAAATCGTCGCAGATATGCCTATACACATTGACGACTCGCCAAGTGCTACCATCAGTCAGATTGCGTCCAAGGTAAAAGCCTTCAAGAAAAAGCACGGAAGAATCATAGTGTTTATTGATTACCTTCAGTTGATTCATGGAGGGAAGAATTTCAGCAGCAAGACTGAAGAAGTCGGCTATATCAGCGGAAAGTTAAAGGAGATTGCCCGCGAGAATGATTGCCCTATCGTAGTCATCAGTTCTCTGAGTCGTAGTGTAGAGCAGCGACAAGATAAGCGACCGATGATGTCCGACTTAAGGGAATCAGGAAAGATTGAATATGATGCTGACATGGTCATATTCCTATATCGGGATGATTACTATAACACCGATTCAGAAAAGAAAAATATTGTTGAAGTGAACGTTGCTAAAGGACGGAACACGGGAACGGGCTTAATCGAAATGGCTTACTTAAAGAACTTCAATAAATTCGTAGATATTGCTAGCTAGCTCGGTGCATCTACACTGAGACGATTCATTGCATCCATTTTGCCGAACGTACGGTCTTATATTTCATAAATGGAGGGACTCATATCATGAGAAATCTAGCCGTTAAAGCATGGGTATTCAGACCTGATTTATTGTATCGAATTGTACTTGTTACTGGGAAAGACGAAGAAGGCGATAAATGTGATGTTAAAGGGAGAGTTTCTGACTGGATGGGCGACAAAATCGAAGTAAGAAGTATTTATAACTCAGATGTGATTTACACTTTCAGGCTGGAGAATTTTCATGAAGAAGGCTTGAAGCTAGAAGTTTGGGATACTCAGCCCAATGTATATTCTGTTCCAGACGAGTATTGGACGGAGAGTGAACGAAATGAAATGCAGCGCTAACAAACACCATCTGCTAAAAACTTTGAAATGCATGTCTTTCCCAAAAGCAATTCTGAATATTGACGCCATCGATAAAATTTACCTAATCAGCTCAGATGACACGGTCATTACTAAGTCGACTATAGAAGCCGAAGTACAAGACCAAGGACGAGTAACCGTGTCATGTACCATCTTGTATGATGTCCTCTCTAAAATAAGAGGGGACATAATCAAGCTTCAGACGAAGGACAAAAAGTTATATGTAATCGGTGAAAGTGCCAAGGTGTCCATTGCAACTTTAGACGATACATTCACGCATGAGATAGAAGAACCTGATCAATGGTTCTTTACAATACCAGCTTCAGTAATGCGAAAAGCGATCAAGAAGACTAACCATGCAATACAATACGAAAAGGTTCCAGACGCTATAAAAGGGCTTCATATTTGTGCTTCTGGAAATCAATTGACATTCACGGGCACAGATAAAAAACAGTTTGCCATGTTCAGGATTGAACTTCCCTCAGACGAACAATTTGAGGCAATTCTCCCAAAGGAACACCTTAAATGGGTGGAAGGCATCCTTGATGTTGGGGAAGTGAGTTTTTCCATTAAAGATAATTATGGGGTGTTTGCTACAGATACTCACATCCTATATACACGAACGCTCAACGGCAATTATCCAGCAGTATTAAAGTTGCTTGATAAGCAAACGGTTTGCACAGTCAAGGTAGATTCTAATGAACTCTTAAAATCGGTCGAACTAGCAACAATTACAGCAGACAAGAGCAACACCAAAGGAGCAAAAGAAGTGTTCTTGAGTACCAAAGTTGACGGTATAGGAATAGCTGCTCGCAATGAATTGGGGGATGTTACTGACATCCTTCACGCTGAAACCGATGGGCAAGAGTTAAAAGTTGTTTATGACTCAACCCATCTTATCCACGCTATCAAAGCAGCTTCAACAGATAAGACAGAACTAGGGTTCTTGGGTGCGGATTCGCCCTTGGTCATCAATGGTGAAGATTGCAAGTTCATGATCGGAGCTATCAAAAATCGGGAGGTATGACATGTTAAAGCAAATGGAAATGAAAATAATTGATGATGTCCTAGTCATCGAGGAGGAACGGTATGCAGGACTTGATTCCAGAGTACAAGAAGACGATGAAGATTCTTGTAAAGGCGAAAGAGCAAGCGCCTGATGAGGATGATGCCAAAATAATTGGCGAAATGATTTCGAGTACGCAATTTTCTATAGATTATTTAAAGAAAGGGCATCACCCTGAGAATCGACGAGGTATACACCGTCGTTCGGTGCAGCAGCGCACTACACCATTAGATCCATTATGGATGCAATCTTACGCAGCTCCTTCAGGTTGCGGGAGTTATACAAACATATCTGAATCTGGAAGGTTGCAAATTGATATGGCGCTATCTACCTTAACTGTACAGGAGAGACAAGCCTATACGTTGCATAAAGGATTGTGTTTCTCATTGAGTCAAATTGCATTAGAAATGGATGTATCCAAAAGCACGGTTCAAAGCTACATAGACAGAGCCGCGCAAAAGATAGAAGCGGAGCTTCAATGCAGTCTATTTTTTTAAGTTCATTTTTTGCCCTACGGTTGCCACCTATATATGAAAGATAAAATTTTAAAATTAGAAGGGTAGCCGCCTCTACTAGAGGCGGCTAATTGCACCATTAAGTTATGTCTTTTTTATATTGTTCAAGGAATTTCCAAAATAACACTTTTACTTTAATTGCTTTATCTTCGTCCGCGACTTTCATTTCGTTTAATCGTCCAAAGAATTGAAGGAGGTTAATAGTGTTGTTGCTTGAAATTGCAGTGAATGTCGATGCGAATTGACCAAATTCTTTAGGACCAATTATTTTTATTATGGCTTGTTGAACTTTAAAAGCAAAAATATCATCTATTTTAGCAGTATGCGCGATTTTTATTACTTCTACAACCCATTTGAGATGGCTTTTTATTTCGTTAATTTCCGTTAGTTTATGGATGATAGGATCCATTGACTTACCACGATGAACTATCGAAATTGGTTTATCCATTATTAATGTTGCAGAAGTATTGTCGCTATTAGTTAATTCAAATGTTGGATGAAAACCTACCGTTTTTTCTTTTGATTCACTGTTAACTAGTGTAAATCCATAACTCAGTTTTCCAATTCCCTTTAGTACAATATCTTCTTCGGACACGAAATCTAGTTTCATACTCGAATGATCAATACGAGCTAAAGCAAGTCTAAATTTAACATCAAGTTGTTCAAGTGCCCACAAAGCAATGTATAGAAGGACATGGTTATCGATAGGTCTGTATGATGGTGTAGCGAAACATCTCACAATTCTTTTCCCATCTTCAATTACAGTACGAACTAAAACCATTTCTTCCGCATTAATACCTTTGAACCAATAATCAAAGTTGCTTAATAACATAGGAAAATGCTCATGGTCTTGATCTTCAATAAGAAATTTAGCATAGTTACTCATTTTCACAGGAGCAAATAGTTGGTTTACTGCATCGCTTGTGGTAATAAATGCATCTTTTACATCATCTAATGAAATAATAAGTTGTGAATTCCCATCTTCATCTAATTCTGCACCAGCTATGGAAATTGCACGAGATTCTTTTGTAAAATCTTCCTTTGTCCATTTTTTTGTTGGGATCAACAAATCATATATATTCTTGATGCCGCTTATGTTCATGAATTCTTGTGAATCTGAGTATTCATCACCGGAAAAATTGTCGTAGACAGCTTTTTCGAACTCGTCAGAAGTATCTAATAATTTAACGAGTTCACTTTTTCTCACTAACTTATCAACAGTCATAAAAAAACCTCCCGTAAGGATGTGAAATTTAATGATTGAAATAGGTGACATACTTATAATGAAGAATGGTAGGGCATATGAAGTTATCATGGGGCAATCTGATAATTTGGTCGAAGGTGATCTTGTAGTTGTAGAGGTTGATGAGGACAATAGAAGAATTAGCGAGAATCAACAACTCAAGATCGTTGCATCAACTCCAATCATTGACATAATTAGGTGAGTATCTACAAACTTCGCCTTAGAACCTACTAATCCTTCTTGTCTATCCGACATTTGAATTATTTTTTTGTGCTTTTTAAATAAAGAATTAGAAGATAAAACGGCCTGTATATTCGCTTTAATTTGTCGTTCTCAATTGAATTATTCATAAATACTTTAATTTCACATTGAAGGAAAACTCTTCTTGGTGTCGAAGTGTGGCATATCAGGAGGGATAATGATGAAATATAAAAATGTGAGATTTGAATATTATGAGGTTGTTTATAGAACTAAAGATTCAACGAATAACAAAGATAAATTATTTGACTTAGTTCGATGGATCAATAAAGCAAACAAGATCAACGCATTAATTGATAGAACGTATGACTTTTATTCTGAAAAGGCAAGATTAGAAAAAGCTCAGTTCGATGACGATTTCAATTATTATTTTTTACATTTTGTAAGATTAGGGGACAATATTCCTTCAAAGGGTAAATTAGATGGAAAAGTAGAACCATTAGAATTAGATGATGATGAGTATATTGGGAATGAGGTTACCGCATTATATGATGAGGATCATCACATTCTTATGTTGCAACGAAACCGATCAAGTTTGGGACCAAGTGGTGTTGAATTCTACTTAAATCGGTTATGGGATAATGAGGAAGAAACAATTCATTTAAGACCAATTGCACCGAAAGGCATGTTCGAAAATGTAAAAAAAGCAGAGAAGTTTAGAAAGATTCATCTTAAATTTGCTGACATACATTCAAAAAAACCAGCAGGAAATGGACCTGTAATTGCGATGTTAAATAATTTTGGAAAGTTTGAAGGTGTAACAGGTGAAGTGGTTATTTCGGTGGGAAGAACAAAGGATAAATCACTAGATTCACAAACAATGATTGATACAATTCAAGATATCATGGACAATCAGGATAATGGTTTAATGAAAAAAGCTGAGTTGCATTATAAATATACAGATGATACTGCGGTTGAAATTGTTGATTTGTTTGCTAAGAAAACTCATGACTTTGGAAGTTTTCAAATGGAAAAAAGAACAACGTTAAGTCATGAAGCTATAGCCGAAAAAATGCATGAAATTTATCATCAGAATAATAAAAAAAGAAAAATACTTGATTACTTAATGAAGGAATGATTCTGTGTGAAGGAAAAACTGTTGGTATTCCTTGAGGTTTCATTTCCATTCCTTATTGCAGTTTTGTTCACAAGTATTGCAACCAGTTATGGATTTAATTCGAAAATCGATAATTTTGAAAAAATTATAGATGGGACAATTACTTTTTCGTCTATACTCGTGGGATTTATCGCAGCACTTATGGGGATTTTAGTTAGCATTAAGGATTCTGATATTGTAAAGCACATATTTCAGGTTCGAGGGAAGAGATTATTCGCATATTATCTATCCGAAACTGTTATTTTAGGTTTTATAACTGTGATTGCTTCGGGAGTTATGTATCCATTTATTGATAAACCTGATATTATCTTGCCTTTTATCCTGTGGCAATTCACAATTTTTTGGTTTCTCCCATCTTCCATGCGTATTGTATTAGTTATGATGCTTATTTTATTCAAGAGCAATATTAAGGAAGATGTACCTGAGAACAATAATTTAAGCAGAGAAGAGAGAGAGGAAGCTCGAATTCGTAATTCAAAAAAAAGATTGCAAAATAGTTGATGAACAAGGTGGTATTAAACTAATTTACTTTACTAAATTTAGTCGCTGATTATTCAGCGGCTTTTTTATATTGTCATGAAAGGGTGTGGAGTCATGATGAAAATCATTAATTGGTTGGTCAGAATTACCGCCTATCGTGAATCCGAACCTCCAAGGAATCGAGGTGAAAGGAGACATGGCAGGAAGACGTAAAAAGAAAGTCGTCCCTCTATACAAGGAGCCTACACAGCCTATTATGTGCAAGGGCTGTGTATGGGGAAAATGGGAAGGATCGAAACAGTTTTGCTCCAAACCCTTCATTTGCATTACGGTAGGTGATCAGAAATGAAGTTTGTTCAACCGATCAGAGATGTAAGAGTCATCGAGGGGCTTAAACAATATTTTTGGAATCAGAGTGTAAGGAACTTTTTATTCTTTTGTCTTGGTATTTATAGTGGCTTACGAGTTACTGACTTGCTTTCCTTAACGGCTGGCGCAGTGAGGAACAAGACTCACATCACTATTCGAGAGGGCAAGACAGGGAAAATCAAGAAATTCATTATCCATCCAGATATCAAGGACGTACTTGAACAATATATTGCTGATATGAACGATGATGAATATCTGTTTGCGAGTCGACAGAAAAAGACCATAAGCGGTGAAGTGGGAAGTCCTATCCACCGTTCAACAGCATATAAGATGCTCAACACAGCAGCGAAAGAATTCAATCTTACTGAAATAGGTTGCCACACGATGCGTAAAACGTGGGGGTATCATCTTTATATGCAAGACCCTACAAACATAGCGTTACTAATGCACATGTTCAACCATAGCACCCAAGCTATAACTTTGATGTATTTAGGGCTTACTCAGGATGCTATGGATAAGGCTGTATTGCGCTTGAGTTATTCAAAAAAACGTATTATGTAGCACTCAACTTTTTAAAGTGAAAAATAGCTTGATATATCAATATTTCTTCATATTCTGCGAGTGCAACTCTATATATGTTGTGATGCACTCAATTAACATAAATTAGTGGAATTCAGCATTAAAATCGCTCGACGTCGCGCAATCTATAATTACTAAATAATGGTTAATCGTAATGATTACGTGAAAACAAACTCAATTCACTATTTTTCGGGGGTGGGGCTGGTGCTATATGGCAAAGGAACGTAGTCCATTAAGGAGGAAAGCTTTCAAGATTTGGTGTGATAGCGGTCGTACAATGAAACCGTCACAGATCGCTAATAAGTTGAGAATCAACCCTTCTTTGGTTAGGAAATGGAAGAGTGTTGATGATTGGGAAAACAGATCAAACCCAACAGTCGGAGCACCCTATGGGAACAAGAACGCTTTAGGGAATAAAGGTGGAGGCGCACCGCCAAGGAATAAGAATGCTGTCACACATGGGATGTATGAAACCATTTGGGCAGATATGCTCGATCCTGCGGAGCAAATAAAGCTGATGCAAGTTGAGACAGACCCGCGGAAGCAAGTTGAAAATGAGATACGTTTCCTTGAGCTTCGCGAGCGTCGAATGCTTGAAAGAATCAATAAGATTAATGAAGGTTGGGATTCAAGTTCTGTTGTAAGTGAAAGTGCGCTCATCAAGGATGATGAGACAGACATTACCGTCATTGATGATAATGGGAAGACAACACACATGAAGATTACTCAGCCTGTTTTTAAAGAAGTAGCAAGGAAGGTTAAAACTCCACAGGTTCTTGAACGTATCCTTGCTATTGAGGATGCGCTAACGAGAGTTCAGGATAAGAAAGCAAAGCTTATTGAACTACTCTTGAAAATCGACCGCAAGGAATTGGACAGGGAAGAACAGCTTGTTCGCATCGAGAAGCTGAGAGCAGATGTAAAACTAATCAATTCGAAGGCGTGGTGAAGATATGGCGAAGTTTGCTATTCTTCAAAGCTTCTATGCCAGTAAAGAATGGCGTACATTCCGAGCAAATTTGATTCTTGAGCGCGGGAACTGTTGCGAGCGTTGTAAAGAAGTAATCTTGAGACCTGTTGACATCATAGGTCATCACATCATTGAGCTGACACCTGAGAATGTGCACGATCATACTATCAGCTTGAATCCTGAAAATGTCGAGCTAATATGCTATGACTGTCACAATATCGAACACAATCGATTCGGTCATCAAGGCAAGAAGCAAGTGTTCATGGTATACGGCGCGCCATTTAGTGGTAAGGCTGCACTCGTACATCAGCAGATGAAGCGAGGGGATTTGATTGTGGATATGGATCGCCTTTATGAAGCGATATCAGGATTGTCTTTCTATGATAAACCAGACAACCTATTTTCAAATGTTATCGCTGTTCATAACCTTCTGCTCGACAATATCAAGACACGGATGGGCAAGTGGAACAATGCTTGGATTATCGGCGGTCATGCGGACAAGTTCAAACGCGAGAGGTTGGCAAATGATTTAGGCGCTGACTTGATCTTCTGTAGCGCGACCATTGATGAATGTTTCGCGCGGCTGGAGGAAGACGAGGACAGGCGGTATAGGAAGACCGAATGGAAGAAATATATCGAAAAGTGGTTTGAACAATATTGTCCATAAGTCTGACTAGCTGTAAAATGGTGGATAAGGAAGTGGTCGTAATTTGACAAATCCGTTTTTTGGCGATTTCCGATATAGAAAATACGGAGGGTCAGCATGTCTTTATTAAACAACGTGTGGTTCGTAGGCATTATTGGTGGAATAATTAGTGGTGTTATTGTGTATTTCATAACTGATTTTTTTGTTAGTAAGAAAAATAAGAAAATATATAAAGAAAAAATAAATTTAGCTAATGCAGAAGTCCTTAACTCGCTAAAGCCGATGGTAACAGATGAAACTTCATTTGATATTAAACTTTATCAGACAGTTTCAAGGGCGATTGCAACAAAGCATAAGATAAATCAAATCGATTTATATGATTTTAAAATTGTAATTGATTTAATCACAACAGAAATTATGCAGTCACAATTTCTTTCTTATGAACAGAAGAAGAATTATGCTAACACCTTGATAAATGTATACAGAGAACAAGAAAAAATTGATATACAAAACGATAAAGAAATCCAAACAGTAGTGAGTATTTCCAATACCAACACCGTATCTTCGAAGTATTTAAGTCTTACGTTAGCAATAATGACAACATTATTTGCAATTATTTCTACAACATATATTAGTTTAGATAGGTTGAATGAGCTGAATAAGATTGCAAACATTAATGATCAAGTAAGAGCGGTACTTGTACTTTTGACAGCTATCCCATTACTTTCTGTGCTGGCTTTGACTTTAATGCAAAGCACCTTAGCATTAAAGAAAATTAAAAGAAATAAACTAATAGAAACAACTAGCTCGATAGGAACTGAGAATAAAGAAGAAAATTAATTTTTTTATAGTAATAACTAGCCCCCCCTTCTGGGGGTTTTTGTGTGTCTACTAATAACCGTATAGGGGACACAAATTTCACACACGCTTAAAATTTTGAAATTCGTTGGGAGGAAATGAACGTTGGAAAAAATCCAAGTTTATGCACAAGAATTGAAGAAGCTGCACGAGATTTTCCAAGATGTCGACCCTTCCCAATCCAAGTTGTGCGAGGGGTTGATTGAAGATGCTGCTTTTCTAAAGGCTGAAAATTATGTGTTAAAAGGAGTCCTTACCCAGATCGGGATGGTGAAGATTCATCCGAACCACCCAGAAATGCAAAAGCCAACAGAAGCCGCAAAACAGTACCTGAAAAATCTGAATTCCTACTCTGTTGTGATCAAGACGCTTAATGGCGTATTAAACAAAGTGGCGATGGATGATGAAGATGAATTGAGTGATTACGAATGACGCAAAGGTTGCGCACTTATTTGGCACACTCCAATCTATTGGAGTATATCAGTAAGTGTAAATCAGGTGAAATTATTATTGGCGAAGAGCTGATGATGATGCTGGATGTTTTGTTAACTCACTTTGACAATCCTGAAATCAAGATTGATTTTACAGAGGCTCAAAAACGTATAAAATTCATTGAATCAGAATGCCGACACTTCGAAGCGCCATTTGCAGGAAAGCCGTTCAAACTCGAATTATTTCAAAAAGCATTCGTTGAAGCGATATACTGCTTTCTTATTTACGACGATGAGGTCGGTCAGCACGTTCGACTTTATCAAGAAGTCCTATTTTTGGTTGCTCGCAAAAATGGAAAAACGCCGCTAGTCTCCGCCATAGATTTGTCGGAGTTTTTTTGTGGTGAAGTTGGAACAAAGATATTGTGTTCAAGCAATGATTATGAGCAAGCCGATCTCATGTTCCAAGCTATTGACGCGATGAGGGAAGAAAGCCCGACGTTATCGAAAGTGACAAGAAAAAATATTAAGGGAATCTTCTTTGGTAATCCCAAAAAGATAAAGAAAAAAGGGAAGTTTAGCTATGCCAACAAAGGCAGCATACGAAAGATATCTGCAAAAACAGGAGCAAAAGAAGGACGCAATATTAAAGTTGCCTCAGTGGATGAAGTTCATGAATTAAAGGACGACACATCAATTATGCCTATTCGACAGGCTCTTTCGACACAAGACGAACCCTTGTATTTTGAATTGACAACGGAAGGGGTTGTGAATGATGGTTACTTGGATGGTCGTTTAAAAGAAGCCAGACAGGTTTTAAACGGCGAATTGGAACGCCCGCGGTGGTTGATATGGCTTTACACGCAAGACAGTGAACAAGAGGTGTGGCAGGATGAAAGTTCATGGGTGAAATCAAATCCGGGACTTGGAGTCATTAAAAAACGTCGCTTCCTTCGCCAGATGGTAGAGGAAGCAAAGACCAGTAAGTCGAAGCGGGTTTTTGTTCTATCCAAGGACTTTAATATCAAACAAAATAATGCAACCGCTTGGCTTACAAGTGATGATATTAAGAATGAACAGACGTTCGATCTTGAAGAGTTCAGAAATTGCTTTGCAATTGGAGCGGTTGACTTGTCAAAGTCGGGTGACTTAGCAAGTGCTCGTGTCATTCTGATGAAGCCAGATAAGCCAGAGAAGTACACGCTTCAAAGATACTTCATACCTGAATCCAAATTAGCGAACTTAAGCAAGGAAGATAGAACCATGTTCGAGGATTGGATAAGAAAAGATTTGATTGAAGTATCATCAGGTAATGAGAATGACTTTAGCAAGGTGACAGCGTGGTTCTATAGGCTATTTAAGGACTATGGAATCCGAGTTTATAAAACAGGGTACGACAAATGGTCGGCGGTCTATTGGGCAAAAGAAATGGATGGGTTTGGTTTTGATTGCGTCCGAGTGTCACAAGAATTCGGCAGCATGTCGGAACCCATGAAACTTGTGGAAGCTGATCTACAAAGCAAGAAGATTATCTATAATGACAATCCAATTGATAAATGGTGTTTAGAAAATACAGCTTTGACGCCGAATTCAAAAATGGAGATCATGCCTACTAGGATTCAAGGTAAGGAAGATAAGAAAATTGATGGTGCAGTCACAATGATTATCGCTTATCGAATCTATATAGACAACCGAACTGAATTTCTAGAACTTGTTCGAAGAGGGGGGTGAGTGATTGTCGTTTATATCTAGCTTTAAACATTTAATCTCGAAGGGCAAGGAATTCGTTAGAGCCAAGATGTTGAATGGGTACATTCCTTCATTCAGCCAGTTTGGTCAGGATATTTACGCTTCAGATAGTGTACAAAATTGTATTGATATCATCGCAACCGATATCAGCAAATTACAGCCAAGGCATATTAGAACCGACAGTAATGGAATGCAAAAATATCCGAAGAGTAGTCTTAACCGACTTTTCAAAATCGCGCCGAATCCCATAATGACCACGCGCGATTTTCTAGAAAAAACGGTATGGCTGCTCTTTTTAAATTACAACGTCTTTATATATCCAACTTATGAATACAGGCAAACAAAGGACGGGAAGGTTCGTTATTACACAGGATTCTATCCCCTTAATCCCTACCAAGCTGATTTTGTAGAAGATGGAGCGGGTGTCCTGTACGTAAAGATGTACTTCCGGTCTGGAGATATCTTTACGATACCTTATTCGGAACTGATTCATATCCGTAAGAAATACTCGGTTAATGACATTATGGGTGGCGGGCTTAATGGTCAGCCCGATAATGCCGCATTGCTCAAAGTGCTGCAAATCAATGATGTTGTCTTACAAGGACTCGAAAAAGGGATCAAGACGAGTATGTCTGTGCGGGGCATTTTGAAAATCAATACGATGTTAGATGATGAGTCACAACGCAAAGAAAGAGAGCGCTTTGAGAAATTGCTATCTTCAGGCGATTCTGGAATTATGCCTCTCGACCTAAAGGGTGAGTTTTTGCCTGTAAACATTGACCCGAAGTTCGTGGACAAGGATGTCATGGAGTTTCTAAAAAGCAGCGTGCAGGAGTGGTACGGTATTTCGAAAGCGATCCTTTCGAGAGATTACAACGACGAACAGTATCAAGCCTATTATGAAAGCGTCCTAGAACCCATTGTGATCGGGCTTGGTCAAGCCTTCTCGAAAACGTTATTTACAGACCGCGAATTAGATATGGGGAATGAGATTGTATTCTATCACAAAGACGTGATGTATTTAAGCACAAACGCCAAACTTAACATTCTACAAACAGCAGGGGATCAGGGATTACTTTCGGACAATCAGAAATTGGCACTTCTAGGATACCCACCTATTGAGGGTGGAGAGAGAAGAACGATGTCATTGAATTATATTGATGTTAACCTTGCTAATGCTTATCAGATGGGAAGGAAGGGGGAAGGTACAAATGAGCAAAAGCAATCTACCTAACATAGCAACTCCAGTAAAGCGCAGTTTTGGACTGGTTGATCTTAGAGCTGTTGATGATGGCAATTACATTGAAGGACATCCAGCGGTATATGATCAGAAGACAAATATAGGCGGCTTTTTCTATGAAGTCATCGAACGTGGAGCGTTCGATGGTTGTAATTTCGATGATGTTCTTTTTAGTGTAAATCATGATTTGCGCAAAATTCCACTCGCCCGCAGCCGTCGTAATAACGGAAATTCAACTATGTTACTTCGAACGGATGATATCGGGCTTTATGTAAAGGCTAATCTTGATGTAGAAAACAATACCGAGGCTAAGGCGCTATATAGCTCAGTCAAGCGCGAAGACATCGATGGGATGTCTTTTATTTTTTATGTGGACGAAGAAGATTGGCAAGACCTTTCGACCGAGATGCCAACACGTCGCATCAAGAAGATTAAACGTGTAATCGAAGTTAGCGCGGTCAATTTCCCTGCTTACACAGGGACTGACATAAATGCTCGTGACCAAGATGCGTTGGATAACGCAAAGAAAGCATTGGATAATGTGCGGTCTCAGTTGGACAACTCGAACAACGAGCTGGAACTTTTAAAACTCAGAAATCAAATTCTAATGAAGGGCTAAGGTGAAAGAATATGAAAAAGAAGTTACAAGCATTGTTGGCAAAAAAAGAAGCTAGAAAAGCTGAGCTTGGCAATAAAGCAAACACCACAACATCGATTGAAGAAATGAGAAGTATTAATACCGAACTTGAGAGCTTGAATATAGAGATTCTAGAACTTCGCAGTATGATTGATTCCATGCCAAATGACGAAGAGGATGGAGAACTTCGCGACCAACTTCCACATGACCACGTACAGCAACGCAGCGGCTCGACATTGAGCGCTTCGAATGTTATTGGTTCATTTGGTCTAGGAAGAAATGGAGGGCAGCAAGAACGCGCACAGGAGCCAACAGATGTATACGGCACTCTTGAGTACCGCAGCGCATTTATGAAATTTGCAAAGACAGGACAAATTACACCTGAACTTCGCGCAGATGCTACCGCAACGACGGGGGATATTTCTGCCGTTATCCCAACAACGATCTTGAATGAAGTCATTACAAAATTAAAAGTTTACGGACAAGTGTTTAAACGGGTGCGCAAGCTTAACATCAAGGGTGGTGTAGAAGTACCGATTCTTTCTTTGAAACCTACTGCAACGTGGATCGGGGAAGGGAAGTCAGATAAACAAAAGGTTCAAGCCAATACGAAAGTATCTTTCAGTTATCACGGTCTAGAATGCAAAGTTTCTATTTCTTTACTTGCTGATACAACAACGCTGGAAGGGTTTGAGACCACGATTACAGACTTGATTGTCGAAGCTATGGTGAAAGCTGTTGACCTAGCAGTTATCCGTGGTGATGGTACGGGTAAGCCAAAAGGGATCATCAATGATACTCGTGTTCCTTCTGAGCAAATCATTTCTTTAACTGATGATGAATTTAAGTCATGGGAGGCTTGGAAGAAAAAAGTCTTTGCTAAAATGCCTCTAGCCTATAAAGCAGGCGCCACTTTCCTCATGGCTTCTGGAACCTACGATGGCTATATCGATGGAATGGTAGATAGTACAGGTCAGCCGATTGGTCGGACAAATTACGGCATTGTAGATGCACCACAAGGACGCTTTGGAGGCAAGGAGGTCATCGAGGTGGAGGACGATGTGATTGTACCTTATGATGGCGCTGCTGAGGATGAAGTAGTCGCCATTTATTGCAATCTGGGTAACTACGGGTTTAACTCAAATATGCAAATGACCTTGTTCCGATATCTTGACCATGACACAAATGAATGGATCGACAAAGCTATTCTTATTGCAGATGGTAAGTTAATAGACCCTAATGGCGTTGTGATCGTTAAAAAAGCAGTAAAAACACCTTAAGAGGGGGTTTCCCCTTCTTTCTTATTGAAGCGGGTGAGTAGATGGAATTATCGAGCGTAAAAGGGTATTTACGAGTTGATTTTGACGAAGATGACCTGTTAATCAATGGATTAATTCTCGCAACGAAGGTTTATCTGAGAGATGCAGGAGTGCCAGAGCAAGCAGCTAATGAGTTATACAATATGGTTGTCCTCATGTTAGTTGCTTTTTTCTATGAGAACCGTTCATCTGATGTGGGAGCAATACCAAGCACCATAAGTCATCTTATCACGCAGTTGAGTTGTAGCGGGGTGAGGCAATGAATGCAGGGAAGTTCAAACCTATTGAACTATGGGGAAACGTCGAAACGACCAACGAGCTTTTGGAAACAGATATATCTGCAAATAAGATTCGTACGGTTTGGGCTGAATTGATTCCACGAACGGGCGCGATGCTGAGGGGGGAAGCAGACACCATTATCAGCAAGTGTACGCATAAGTTTAAGATGCGTTATGGATCGGGCAAGGATATTGAAGAGGATATGTGGTTTGTGTACCGTGGTCAACGATTTGATATCAAGTTTATCCTAAATCCTCGCTTCAAGGATGAATCACTTGAAATCTTTGTGGAAGAGGTGGTCAGATGAATGGCATCGATTCGGATGGACTTGGCGACTTTGCTAAGCAGCTTTTAGCGCTCGCTGAACATAAAATGCCGCGAGAAGTCAACAAGTTTATGCGGAAAGAAGGTAGTACGCTTCTTCGTAAAACAAAGCAAAAAGCGAGGCAAAAGGTAAAAAAGAGAACAGGTAAGTATCTTAAGGGCATCAAGCGGGGCAAGGTCTATAAATTTCAAGGCGAGGATACGGCCATTCGGGTATATCACGGTGCGCCTCATGCCCACTTGCTTGAGGATGGACACAGGATTGTTGGGCGTGATGGTAAAGAACACGGATTTGCGAAAGGATACCACGTCTACAAAGAGTCAAGAAGGGAGTTTGAGAAAGAATTTATACGTGACTGTGAAAAATTCATCGACGACATGCTTGAACAGGGATTGAGGTGAGACGTTGATTACATTGAAAGATATTGCACTAGCTATTAATAAAAGATTGAAAGAGGTATTACCCGAAATTGAAATTAACAGCAAGGACATCAAAGAAGGTTTTAAAAGACCTTCTTTTTTTGTTGATTTCGAAAGTGGATCAAAACAGCAACTTACTCGTCATCAAGTCGAAAGAATGATTCACATCATCGTGTACTACTTTCCCAAAAATCCACATCAATACAAACTTGAGATTCTAAACATTCAGGAGTTGGTGGAGGATGCATTTCGTGATGAACTTGTTATTACAGATGATATCCGACTATACACGAACGAGATATCAAATAACGTTGTGGATGGCGTCTTACAGTTATCGTTTGACATTCATTATCTCGAAATTAACGATCCAGCACGACATGATTCCGAGCTTCCATTCATGGAAATTTTACAATACAAAGGGTGATGAAACATGGCAATTGGTTTGCCGCAAATTGAAATCACATTCTCTTCTTTGGCTCGTACAGCCGTACAACGGTCAGCCCGTGGGATTGTTGCTCTTATCGTGAAAGATGATACCGACACGTCATTTTCGGTGAAGGAATACAAGCTTGCTTCCGAGGTTGAGAAGGCAGCTTTTACCGCTGAGAACGTGAAATACATCCAAGACGTGTTGGGCGGCGGTGCTAGTAAAGTAATCGTCGCTAGGGTTTCCGTTGACAGCACAGAGGCAACAGAAGAAGCAATCCAAGCAATCGGGAAAAAGAAATACAATTGGATTGGTCACGCAACAGGAGCAGCCGCAGAACATACAAGCTTAGCCGCTTATGTCAAAGAGCAAGAGAAGACAGGCAAGAATATCAAGGCTATCGTTTACAAGGCTACAAATCCAGATAGTATGTGTGTCGTTAACTTCACCAATGAGACCTTGACCAAAATAGATGATAGCGAGATTGCAGGCGATAAGTACATCGCGCGTCTGCTTGGTCTCTTAGCTGGTTTACCCATGACACAGAGCGGCACGTACAAAGTGTTAGAAGATTTGAAGTCTGTCAAAGAGCCTGCTGACCTTGAAGCTGCTGTAAACAATGGTGAGCTTGTTCTATTTAATGACGATGATCAAGTACGGGTTGCCCGTGCTGTTAACTCGCTTCAGACACTAGGTGAAGGTGTGACCGAGGACATGAAGAAAATCATCGTCGTCGAAACGATGCACTTGATCCGAGAGGACATTTATACGACCTTTAAGCAAGATTACTTGGGCAAGTACAAAAACAAATATGACAATCAAATCTTGTTTATTAGCGCTGTGAATACCTATTTCGACGCTTTGGAGAGAGAAGAGATTCTTGATTCCGAATACGACAATAGAAGTGACATTGATGTAGAGGAGCAGCGTCAAGCATGGATAGATATTGGGAAAACGGAAGCATCGGATTGGGATGATTCAAAGGTAAGGATCAATACTTTTCGAAGCAACGTCTTCTTAGCTGGGAGCATCAAGATACTTGATGCGATTGAAGACTTGAAGTTTGGTATCACAATGCAATAGAGAAAGGGGGATGAAAAGTGAATAGAGGATCGGTAGTATTGTCTGGTACAGATGGAACGGCATGGATAAATGGAGAAGAGTGGGCAGAGCTGAAAGCAATTGAAGCGAAGGTGACAGGGGAGTTCGAAGACGTAACATTTTGTGGCGATTACGGTACTTACAAACGCTTTATGGGGCGAACATGTGAAGGGACATTGACCTTGAACAAGGTTATGAGCCGAGGAATGAAGCTGATGGCAGAAGCATTCAAAACGGGTGTAATGCCTGATATTAAAATCATCACGAAGCTGGTGAATAAGCAAACGGGCAAAGCGGAGCGGGTAGCCCTAAAAGATGTGGTCTTCAGTGAATTCGCTATAGCAAAATTCGAAAACCGTTCGTTGTTGGAAGAGGAATTACCTTTCACATTTAGTGATTACGATATCTTGGAAGCAATCTAGGAGGGATTAATATGAACCGTGATCCACGTTTAACATTAGCTGATTTGGTAGCGAAGAAATTGCAAAAACAGGAGAAGAAACGAAAGACAAAAGATTACTTTGTTCCGAGTCTTGAAGGTAATGTACTAATCGAGCAACCAGAAGAAGCAATAGTACTGAAGTCCATGGACATGATGGGGGATGGTAATCTAACTTCAATTGTGGCTGCTTATGATTATCTCATCTATAATTCCATTGCTGTGTTCCGTGATCCAGAACTGCATAAGGAATACGAAATTATTGACCCTATCGACATTGTGTCTGCGTTGTTAGAGTTAAACGAACGCTTCCAGATCGGTGAGGCAATAACAAAGATGTCAGGCATTGAGGACTTAGGTAACGATGTAAAAAACTAATCAAGCATGACCCCGATCTTCAGATCATTCAATTTTGGATGCTTCGTGGTCATGATCCTGATAAGCTGTCAAACCTAACTGAGCTTGAAAAGATGATCTACTTTGAATTTATGAATCAATACTATGAAGATGAAGAAAAACGACATCAAGCAATGTTTGGCGGCGGGTAATCTACCCGTCGCTATTTGCATTAGGGGGTGAGTGGTATAGCCAAAACCATTCATACAATACTTTCCCTTCGTGATCGATATTCTAAGCCAATAATAAGCGCTGCTGAGAATACCAAAAAAATGCAGCGACAAGTGAAGCAGGCTAGCAATACCATTTCCTCATTTGCTGATAATGCAAACAAGCGGTTCCTTTCTATCACCAAAACGGTAAGTACTTTTACCGCCACTACCATTGCGGCAGTCACGGGATTAGCTGTGAAGTCAGGCTTTAGCGAAGCCATGGATTTAGAGGGCTTCCGATTGCAATTAGAAACGGCGACCAAGGACGCGAAGAAAGCCGCTGAGATCATGTCCTATTCTATTGATCTGGCGAACAAAACCCCGTTTGAAGGCGGGGAGCTTGTCCAAGGTGCCGCTAAGCTGGAAGCGATGGGGATGAGCGCTAAGAAGTGGCTACCTCAGATCGGTGATATGGCAGCAGCAACGAATAAGCCGTTTGACCAAGCAATCGAGGCAATCATTGACGCTCAAGCGGGCGAGTTGGAGCGCCTGAAGGAATTCGGGATTACAAAAGCAAAGATCACCGAAAAAGCAAATGAAATGTTTCGTAATCAAGAGGTTGTCAACAACAAAGGGCAGATTGTTGACCAAGAAAAGTTCAACCAAGCTATGGTTCAGATCATGAACGACCGATTTACTGGAGGGATGGAAAAGCAATCTACTACCCTCAAGGGAATATGGTCAACCGTTACGGGCGTTACGAAGTCGGCTCTATCCAACATCGTCGGGATAACATCAGACGGCAGTATCAGGCAGGGCAGCCTATACGAAATGCTTAAGGACAAGATCAAATCCGTCGCTTCGACACTAGAGCGTTGGCAGAGTGACGGAACCTTGCAAAAGATCGCTGATGAAGTAACAAACAAAGTATCAGCAGCCATCGAATTCTTAAGCAATTCGGTCAAATGGTTGAAGGACAACATGGATTGGTTAGCTCCCGTGGCTGCTGGACTTCTAAGTACATTTATCGCATTTAATGTAATATCCAAGGTGGCGGGATTTGTAAAAACCTTAACTGGAGTTATTAAAGGGATAACAGCGGCTCAAGGAGCATGGAATGTTGTCATGGCTATGAATCCAATCGGATTGATTGCTACAGCAATAGGATTACTTGTAACAGCAGGGATACTGTTATGGAAAAACTGGGACACGGTCAAGGCGAAGGCGACTCAATTATGGCAGTATCTCACGAATGTATTTAATAACATCAAATCTTCGGTCACGCAGGTATGGACAAACTTGTCAAATTGGCTATCAAGCTTCCCGTTTGGTCAAGCCATCCTTGGTATAGTTGAGAATATCAGGAATTCAGTCGAACAAATCTTTAACGGCATTATAACCTTTGTAAAAGGAGTCTTCTCGGGCAATTGGTCGCAAGCGTGGACTGGAATAGTTGAGAGCTTCAAAGGGACGTTTAATTTGATCAAGACTTATGCAAAAGCCCCAATTAATTTTATCGTCGGCTTGATTAACGGCTTGATTGATAAGATCAATGGCATAAGCGTCGAAATCCCTGACTGGGTTCCAAGCGTTGGTGGTGAGACGTTCGGTTTCTCCATTCCTAAGATACCAGAGTTCAAAACAGGGACAAGTTACTTTAAAGGCGGACTAGCAAGGACGGATGAGGCAGGCGGTGAAATTAAAGCTTTGCCTAACGGTACAAAGATTATTCCGCATGACCTATCTAAACGCATGCTAGGTGGTCAAGGTGGGGTTAATGTTTATGTAACCGTTCAGGGGAACGTGATTGGGAACGAACAATATGCCGATCAAATGGGCGATTATATCGCACGTAAAATCATGCTAGCTTTAGGAAACAAGTAGGAGGGAGTACATGGATATTGTATTTAGCGCGAACAACATGCAGGAGACTTTGACGCTGCCCATCATCCCTCCTGACTTTCAATTCTCTATCCCCCGAAAAAATGAAGAGTTCGAGACGATAGGACAAGGGACGTTAAACCTAATAGGCTTAAGAGGGCTAAAGACATTAAGTATTTCGTCATTCTTCCCTCTTAAGACCTATCGTTTCGCGAAGCATAAGAAGGATGGATGGAGCTGTGTTCGCTTCTTCAACAAATGGGCAAATAAGCGGCTGCCTATCCGAATCATCGTGACAGATAACAAGTCTAACGAGATTGTGAACATGGCTTGCACGGTAGAAAGCTTCACTTACGGCTTAGATCGTGCGGGGGATATCGCTTATACGTTAGACTTGAAAGAATTTGTATTTGTGAAGGTGACGTGATGCATGAGCTTATTCTGGTACAAGGGAAGACAAAGAGAAACATCACACAGCTCGTGGGCAATGTGACATGGTCAAGTAACATGGATGCACTGGGAGTGGAATTGAGTTTCGATTATGCCTTTAACGATTCCGTTCATTTTGAAAAGTTTGATTTGATTGAGATAGGGAATCATGTCGTGCTGATGAATGAGGGGAAGGTAATTAGTCGTTTCGTCATTGTTGCTGAGAGCGTCAGTGGGCGGTTCGGGAAGTCTTACACATGCTTTGACTATTCGTGGTATCTCAATAAGAATGAGACCGTGATCCAATTCATAAAGGCTTCTGCAAGTCAAGCTATCGCAAAGATGCTGGATCGATTCGGAATCAAACACAAGATTACCCCAATTAAGACTCTAATCACAAAGATATACAAGGATATGACGATAAGTGATATCATCAATGACATTCTGGAGCAAGCGACACAAGAAACCAAAACAAAGTATCGGCTTGAGATGAACAAGGATGTATTGACCATATCGAAAATGAGTGATCTTGTTATAAGTCCAAAAGTGCGACTTAGCAGCAACATACCGTTAATACCGATTCCGTCAGCATTAGGGAATCCTTCTCGTTCTCGAAGTATTGAGGATATGAAAAATAATGTGATCGTCGTTAACGGTAAAGAGGATTCCAGCAAGGTACTTGCATCCTTAAAAGATTCAAAGAGTATGGCTAGGTATGGTCAACTTACTGAAGTGATTACAGCGGATGAAAAGAATGAATCACAGGCTCGCAACATCGCAAAGAACACGCTTGCTGAAATGAATCGGATCAAAGAGACGGTATCCATCGAAATGTTGGGTCACGATGATGTAAGGGCGGGTAGAATTCTAGCGATTAAAGAGCCTGTAACAGGACTATCAGGCAACTATCTGATCGTGTCCGCAAGCCACGCATTAAACAATGGCATTCACAAGGTTTCGGTTGAATTGGAGGCGGTATGATGGAAACGTGGGAAGTGCAGCTTGCGGGGTTGTTCAAGGAACGTAATAACCCGAAGCGGATCGGAGTGACGGCAGCCGTCATTATCGATCCGTTACCTAACCTTAAAATCGGTCTAGGTGATGAGATTATTTTGGACATGGATCAGTTGATCGTTGCCAATCGAATATATCAACTCTCATTGAAAGCAGGTGATGAGGTTGTGTTAGTGCCGGCTACAAGCGAACAACAATTCTATGTCATTGATAAGGTGGGTGCGTAATGTTCCCAACATTCGAATTTGAAGAGAACACTGGAACCATTGAACCTAAGATGGGGAAGGTGTTCCTTTTTTGATTTCAACGAAAGGAAACATGTATTAGTTGACGGCAAGCCCATTCTGGCGACATATGAGGAAGCAATCAAACAATGGCTTACGATGCTGCTGATTACGGAGCCTGACAAATACAGAGTATACAGGGGCACTTCATTTGGGATTGAGCTTGCCCATTTTATCGGTCGCCGCGATCTGCCAATAGGTGTGATTCTAAGTGAAACAAAACGGCAGATTGAGGAAAAGGCTTTGCTGCATCCCGAAATCCTAGAAGTCGATGAATTCGAAATCCGACGTTCAAACGGCGTTGCTGAGATCAGTTTCACAGTAACGACGAAACGTGGTGGGATAATCCCATTCGAAAGTGAGGTGAAATACAGTGGATGACATGCTTGCTTTCCTCTTAAGCAATGTAAGTGATGAATACGACAAATCGGAAGGGTACTTGGTCTACGACCTTCTGAAATCTGTTGCTATGCTGCTTACTGAACAAAACGCGAAGATAGAGAATGTCGAACAGCTCATCAATGTAGACAATCTATCAGGCAGCCTACTAGAAGCTTTCGTTTCGCAGCGCAAAGGGATAGTAAGGACGCAGGCGACATATGCAAAGGGTCAATTGTTTGCTTTAGGCAATGGTGAGATTTCAAAAGGCGACTTGTTCGAGACAAAGAACGGGGTACAATTCGAAGCGCTTGAAACGGTCGCGATTACAGGTAATGGAACTGTAAATATTAAAAGTGTGAAGGCGGGTGCTATTGGCAATGTTCCAGCCAACCAAGTCACACAAATGCCTGTGACCATTTCGGGGATTACGTCTGTGACGAATCCTAACCCCATCACTGGTGGTTATGAAGCAGAATCAGATGAAAGCTTGAGAGAACGCTATTATATTGCGATACGTACACCGCCGACGTCGGGCAATATTTATCATTACTTGCAATGGGCTAAAGAAGTGTCGGGGGTTGGCGATGCGAAGGTGTTTCCTGTCGCCCGCGGGGAAAACACGGTCGAAGTCGTGATTATAGATCAAAACAAGCTTCCAGCCCCTGCCGAGCTTGTGCAAAGGGTGCAAGAACACATAGACCCGAATAGCGAAGGGTTAGGGAATGGACAAGCGCCTATAGGTGCGAAATGCTTCGTTGTGGCTGCTGAAGGTCTTGAACTTAAAATCGACGTAGTGGTAACACCTGAATCGGGGTATGAGTTGGATACAGTGCTTGAAAACATAAAAGCTTCGATCACAAGCTATCTAAAAGAGATTGCTTTTAAGGTAAATTACGTTAGCTATGCAAAGATAGGCGAAGCAATCATAAACGCCGCAGGAGTGGAAGATTATTCTGGCTTAACCGTTAATGGAGGGATAGCAAATGTGCAAGTAGGGGAAAAGCAAGTCGCGATTCTAGGAGGTGTAACCCTTGGATAAGATCACAGAAAATCTACACAATGTAATGCGCCATGACCCATTAACGAATGAGATGTCAGGAGCAATCAATGTATCCATTGATGACTTGGATGCCCGTATCAGCGGCTTCGTGGATCAGCTCAACGTAGATACAGCTTCTTGGGGTCTTGATGTGTACGAGCATGAGTTAGGCATTCCTATCGATCATTCAAAACCACTTGACCAACGTCGAAGCGTGATCAAGTCGAAGCTTCGGGGCAGCGGAAAGGTCGGGGCTGCTCAAATTAAATTAGTTGCAGATTCTTACTCTAACGGTGATGTTTCTGTGACTCTCGATAAAGGTATCGTCATAGAATTCACAAGCATCTATGGCGTACCTGACAACATCGAAGACTTGAAAAAGGTTTTACGTGAAATTGCACCAGCTCATCTGAGCCTAAGCTTTATCTTTAAGTATGTCCTATACGGCGACATCAAAGATAAACAATACAGCGAGCTTTCCGCAATGTCATATAACGAGTTGGTGAACAAGGGGGCTGCCTCAAACTACTCATTGAGTTTGAATGCACTTGGTACGACTGCCCACGGGCTACCACTCATAGATGACACGATGACCGCAGATGTGCCACGGGACTATAATGCTCTATCTCAGGCAGTTGATACAGCAATCACAGAAGCGGTAAGCAGTATTGAAGTAACGCCCGAATCAATCGGTGCAGCGTCCAGTGCTGAATTTGACGAACATAAGAACAACCAAGACATTCATGTCACAGTATCAGATAAGACGAAATGGAATGCAGCATTCCCGAACACGGGCGGCGAGCTTAACGGGGACATGACGCTAACGCAAGGTAAAAAGATCAAAGTCAAAGCTCCAAACGGCTCTAGTATCGACGCTATCTATCATCAAGGCGGTGACCAAAACGGAACTGCTCTTGGTATCGGCGCAGGGGGTCTCACTGTTGTAGGAGCTGGAGAGTCTGCCAAAACGATCTTGAACAACATTCCTTCTATCTCACAAAACGAGGGAACCGAGGAACTGTTATTAGCTGCAGATACACATCTGCGGCTATGGAGTAATCTGCAAAATGGGGTTGCTGGACGAAAAGAAGCGACGTTTGACAATGCGGGCAATTTCGTTATTAACGGCAACAAGGCAATCACAGAAGGAACCTTGCGAGTAAGAAATGGTAAGCTGGAGTTCTGGGACGGCTCGGCTTGGAAAGGAGTTGGAGGTGGAGGAGTGACGCATTTAGTTAACAGCACTACGGTTGTGCAAGAAAAAACAACAGGAAATGTAATTCTTCAGGCCGACGAAAGAAAATTCCTCTTTGCATTTTATCCAAAAGGAACTGGCGCAATAAACGTTTACGCTAGTTTTAAAGACCCTGAAATTGCAATGGAGAATCAAAGAGCAAAGATAATTTTTACTTCATCAACTAGATATGGTTCCAGTGCAACTAGACCAGACTTAGTTAAAGCCGATTACCACTCTATATCCGGTAATGGTCATGAAACATATTTCGATTTAACATTACCGCAAGGAGCCGCTTCGCGCTCAGCTAATAATACAGATTCAGAAGCTGCATTTGATGTTAGATTGCCGCCAGGTTCGAGTTTGACTCTGATTGGTAGGATTGTAATAAATAATACATCCCCTATCACGTTCGAGATATCGAACCCAAGCTACGTCGAACAAACGTTAACAGCGCTTCAACTAAGATACACGATAAAGGAGGGGTAGAATGTATTCAATCATTTTAAACGGGAAAACCGTTGTAAGTTATATTGAAACGGAACTCATGCCACCTGATTACGAAGGTGAGTACATTAACATTGAAACTTTACCTAGTGGATTCAAGGAGAACTTTAACAAAGGGCGTTACACATACGAAAATGGGGATTTTATCTTCCACAAATACATTCCTATCAAGACACCTGAGGAAGTCATGAAGGATGACATCGCATCACTGGAGCTTACTGTTTCCGCCTTGACAGCCGAAAATCAAATGATGGCTAATGACCACGCTGCACTATTACTACAGCTAGCATCGAAAGGGGCATTATAATTATGAATTGGTATGCTATTGTCAAACGTTACTATGATATGGGGATTTACAAAATCGACCCAGCAGACCCGATGTATGTTGGACAGTTCGTTCAGCTCGGAAAGATCACAGAAGAACAGTACAAAGAAATCACGAATATTGATTTCGAAGCTTAAGCGCTGCCCGAATGGGTAGGCGCTATATTTATGCCCTCACAGCAAAGTGGGGGCTATTTTATTAAGGGGGTTACTCATGAAAGAGAATGGTATTGGGTTGATTGTAGCAACTGTCGGAACAATCGGAACAGCTTACCTAGGCGGTTGGGACATTGCGTTACGGATTTTGGTATTCTGCATGATCGCAGACTATGTAACGGGGGTCTTGGGAGCAATCCGCACAAGGACGCTTAACAGTGAAGTTATGTTCTGGGGCGGTATTCGTAAGGCGATTATCTTTGTTGTGATTGCACTTGCTGTGATGCTGGACGAGTATGTAGGGGATCAGTCTCCTATATTCCGCACGCTGGCCATGTATTTTTATGTTGGAAGAGAAGGGATCAGCATTGTTGAGAATCTAGGCGTGCTTAACGTTCCGCTGCCTTCCTTTGTCAAAAAGATCTTAGAACAACTGCAAGAGAAAGGAGATGGCTCCA